AAATTTGTGTCAGGCTGGGGATGACATAGAAGAATTACGCAGAAATTCCCAATTTTCGGGGTCGTCATTGCGCCAAATAGGAAACGTCAATAGGTTGACACAGGGCGCACTATGGCGTCAATATCAATGACTTACAGGGCGTCCTATTGGCGTCCTACAGGGCGATCCTACTATCATTTTTCTACTATCATTCCTACTATCATGCTTCTACTATCAGAACCACGCACGGGGCGTCATATAGAAGAGACAAACAAACCGTTGTAAGTTTCACCCATTGCACCCCGATGAACCACGCCCTGCCTACACTTTAGCGACTGTAGTAAATGCAACGCAAACCCTGCCACTAATAAAAAAACGGTTGAAAACCTACAGGATCAAAAACCGATCCAAAGAAATTTTTTTCGATCGGCTGGCGATCGCCCCAGCACTGGCCGAACGGCAAGGTGACAACAAAAAAACATCGACCAAAAAAATTAAGGGTTGACGTCTTTTTTGAGATCGGATAAAATTTTTGAGAACTGGTCGCCCTGCTGTAGGGCGTACCTACAAACCAAACAGGGTGACTACATTGCAACAGTCTAAACTCATAAGGAGTAACAAAATGACTAACGCAACAGTAACACCTAGTTTCAACATTAACGGCATGGTAGTAGATGCATCTCACAAGAACTACACTAAGATCAGTGAACTCATGGAACGCAAAACAACAAAGTTGGAAACCATGAAAAAACTTAAAGGTGAAGACTTGGAAGATGCAAAGGATCTGATCGTTGTTATCAACAGCAGGATCGACAAAGCACTCCAACTTACTTCACCTGATCGGGTGACGTATGATCTGAACTTTGGAGTAGGACGCAGTGTAGTCTTAGCAGTACGCCCTGCGTTCATGGCTAAAAAACTTGATACCAAAGCAACAAAGGATCTGATCGCAAGTACGCAGGACAAAACGAAAAAGGTATGGAAGCATGAGGCAGGAGGAGGCCAAGTAGAAGTGCATATCAACGATGTTGATAAGTACAACGGCAAACCTCCGATACTTTATTTTCGTGCTGACGTTTGGGCGTACTTGACCGAAGCCATGAGTGACGAAGCGAACGTGAAAACATCGTACAAAATGTTAGCGCAACATTCCAACAAGGGTGACCAAAAAGATTTTAAGAGCCACGCTAACATCGATGCATTGGAAGACAACAATGGTTTCACTGACGACCAGTTGAACGTACCAAAGCAGTACAGGGTGAAGTCTAAGAAATAATTTTCACCCAAGTTTCACAGCCCTTCGATCTTAGCGGATCGAGGGGCTTTTGTTTTTTGGGCGACCTTGCAAACATCGCAAAATATTTTTCGGTTTTTGCAAGATCGGATCAACGGCAGGATCGCCAGATCGGAGCGGATCGGCACCACGAAGACGTGATCGGAGCGGATCGCTGCCAACTGGATCAAGCTGGATCGGATCGGCAATCTGAGCGGATCGGCACAAGTATGTTGATCCTGTAGGGTGTTTGTTGATCGATAGACGTACACCTTGTTTTATAGGGTGTTAGCTAACATCTTGGGATCTTAAATCCATTTATATGTTTAAATACATACACTTGGGTGATTATACTATCATTGCACTACAGGGTGCGTGGTAGGTATTGACACGACAACCTAGTGACGTCAATATATCAACATGTTAATAACTTGACGCACACATCACACATGGAAGGAGGTGAAAACAGTGGAAAATCTATTACACACAAATTCCCATATCTCTGAGATTCTAGTAGAGGCGATGCCGTTATTCTTTATACTTGCGGTACTCGTATGTCTAGCAGTACCAATGGCTATTGTGCTTAATATTTGCATACAATGGCTTATCGATAACGTGTGGGATGATGTATCTAAGTAAGGAGATGCACTATGTTAGAGACTGTATTCATATTGTTTACAATAGCATTCGTATACTTTGCCTTGTGGCAATTAGTTATATGGGTGCAGATGTTTAACGCAGATGATGACAAATAGGAGAATTACAATGGCTTATAAAGTTTCTCATAAGCGATCTAAAGACTTAGATACCACGATCATTAAGGGCATACTCACGGAAGAGAGGCACAAGATGACCGATGATTGGGAGCATATTCCCATGTGTATCGATGACATGTTGAAGGAGTTCCATAAGAGTGGCACGGCACGCACCTTAAGCATATCGTTTAAGGTAACTAAAGGTAGAGAAGTTCCCTACTACCAGAAATAGGAGAATTACCATGAGTTCACAGAAACTCGTACACGTAGCTAACATGCAGTTAGATTCCCTTACACGAGTACGTCTTCAACGACATGCCCGTGCTAACGATGGTAAGGGTACAGAGTGGTTACAGAAGAGATTAAAGGTTACGCAAAGACCCATGTTCAAGGATGATGAAACAGGGTTGTTCCATTTTGCGTAGTATATTACTAGGGATACATTCATACGCAAGACTATACGCCCAGAGTGGTCTGACCCAGTTGGGTATACGGTCTGTCGATGCAACCCCCACAACCTGTAGCACCAGTGGGTAAGGCATGGTATGGGTGTATCCCTTTTTTATTGCGTGCTGTAAATAGATATGTTAATATTAATTCCCATAGAGGAGGTAAGTTATGCCTATAGATTCAAACACAATAGACAGTTACAAGGCGCATCTAATGCGTACGTTTATAGAGTTATGGATGAAGATATGTCCTGACCATAGCGTATCCATACGTGATGGAGAGTTGGGTAAGAGTGCGCTGTATATTCAATTTCCTGAATCATTTGCTACTAGGATCAGGTTTAATTCCCCTGAGATACAGGAAATTAAAAAGACTACTACATACCGTGATGAATATGGCAGTACCAGTGCAGATAGGGAACGTATATTGGAGCGACAGATAGAGGTAGATGAACTGCGTGCAGCAGCCAAGCGTGACCATGTAGAGAGGTTGGATCGTAAGAACGGATACTTAAGCGTAAAGGATATGAACAAGGTCATCAAGGATATAGAGGATGACCATGATGATGACACTTATATTCCTGCATAAAGGAGGGTAACTGAGGAGATCAGGGGAGTCTACCTTCTCCTTATAGTCAGGCCCATGCTGGCAGGGACTTTAAATGCCTGTTATGTACCTGTAATTCTACCATCGGGGGCTGTTGTCCTTTCATTTGAATTACTTGGTATTCATTCCGCATGTAGATTCCCCCGAAGATGGTGTAAGGCGGTTAATAACGGGAAGCCAGTACTAAATTACATGGGTTGCTAGGAGAAACAGATCAATTCTGTACCGTATGCGCTACGGTTGAAGGGATTGTGGAAAAGATGGTCATCTACTAGGTGGAACGTAAGCCACTCTATAGTTTGACGTAGCCTAGCAACCTAATTTATATATAAAATATTTTGTATAAATATAAAATTTTTTATATTAATTCCCATAGGACATTTGCAGTACCGATAATGTCCTAAAGAAAGGAGCGACTATGAGATTAAAGCATCACTACCCAGTAAGGCAAGTGAATACAATGGAGTATATCCTTAAATTCCACAACCCAGTACCACTATGTCAACCAAACATACCTATTGAGAAAGCTAAGAGTATGGTATTTTCAGTGCATTATATTGATTGCAAACGATGCAAAGACAGGTCTGTATATAGCGACCAGTTATCCGCAACCATTACCTTACGTGGCATTGAGTTGAATGGTAGGCGTATGTTGAGTGGTGTAAGGAGAAAAGCATGAACAGTAACTTTACTAAGGCATTAGATATGATGATTAGCATGTGGTATCACCAGAAATATGGGGTCAGACGACCCAATAAATTCCTTACAGAGAAGGAACTAGGTGAGTTCATCCAGAGTATATATGATTTTAGTTATTATTTATTCTCTAAGGCTGACCATGAGGCTATGAATAAGCTAATGAATAAGAGCTTGGATGAACCCTATAGCGATGAAGATGTAGAACTCATAAAAGAAACCTTAAAGAGAGGAGGTAACGATGAAGATACCATCCATTAAAGATTTACAGGAGAAGTTACAGGATTTACGTGAACATTTACTCACTACTCGCCCCAGTTTACCGCCAGAAACACGACCCTTTACATACCAGAAAGCTACGGTTAATTCCCATGGAGATACTACGGGTTGGGAGTATGTAACGGATCATGTAACGGTACATCTGCGTAAGTTTGGTGTTCCTGAATGTGAAGAAAGATGTATTGAATTAGGTAAAGAGATACGTGAAGTAAAGGATCAAGTAAAAGAACTTGGTTATCAACCTATAGAACATGGAGAAAACTATGCCACGTGGAGAAGTAAGAACCCTGAAAGGTAATGAGATAAGCAATGTCATGGCTACAGAGAATGGTGCAGGCGATGGCATAGCTATAGTACGTAGGACTCCAAAGGTACATGGAGAAGATGCTAAGTGGTACCGCCTTACAGAGATGGTACTACTTGAATTAGTTAAGCGACATGAATGGGAGATAGAAACCATTGGGGCTAACGATTATATTCATAGCCCTGTAACTAAGCGTGTGATGTTAAACATTTCTAACGTATTGGAGGTGACTAATGACTAGATTGATACTGGCTTCATTGTTGTTCATGCAAGTAGGTTGTGCTGAGTTTATTACCTATACTCTGGTGAGTGCAGGTACTTTAACAGGGCAGATAGCCCATGATAAATACAACGAGTACATAGGAGACAAAGATAAGGAGGACAAACAGGATGATTAGATTTAATTTTCTTATAGCATTGATTGTAGGTGCGTTCATCTTTACCGTAGGCTTATGGGTATTTAATTCTTCTGGTAAGGAGGAGTATGTAGAACCTATGGGTGTATGGGAAGAGGTACTTACAAACAGGACAGATGAACATGGTGTATCAGGTAAGACAATCCTTGATGATGACAAGTGGAGGTTCACTCATTGTACTTCCAGTGCATTATCAATGGATTGTGGTAGACTTGAATGATCTTTATAGAATTACTGCTTAGTATATCAACGCTTATAGGCATACGTTTATTCGGACAGGGTAAACGTATCGGTGCGGTGACGTGTGTCTTAAGTAACTTTGGATGGCTGTCTATGTGGATATATACAGGGCAGTACGGATTCATTCCAGTAGACTTGGGCTTGATGTTCATCTATTGGGAACGCCTGTATTCCCAGTTGAAAGGAAACTATGCATAGTAAAGTAAAAGTATATAGACCTGATAAAACTACGGGTGAATTGAAGTATATAGAATCAATTGATCCATCCGATAGGGATATGTATGAAGCGATCAAGGTAACGTATAGAAGTTACCCACATAAACACAAACGAAAGAAGAAGGGAGGTGAGTAACTTGGCAGGGAATGTAGAAATATTACAGGATCGTATATGGATTAAGGTACCTAAACCTAGACGTGGTAGACCTAGACTAGAGCAGCCATGTAAGAGGGATCAGGACATCTTAAGATTGCTTAAGGTAGGCTATACCTTAACAGCCTTATCAGAACGATTCAGTATATCCAAACAGCGTATCTCTCAGATACGTGATCGGTGGTCTTTTGGTAGATACAAAGGCTACACACCTAAAACTTTTAAATACAGGAGGTAATATGTCACTAATGTTACATTGCGGTGCCAGTGAAGTAGGGTTACATGAGTTGAAGGACATTCCCATAACACCTAGGGTTTACCATTACATAGGTAAGGATGGACAGCCTAGAGTAAAGGAACGATCCGACAGGTGGGCAGGTATACAGCACCATGATTTTGCTGATGCAATACTTAGTACCTGCGACACTATGGGTATGCCAGTAGATCATAGCCGTAGTAGATGGGGAGTAAGTGCAAATGGTGCTAATCTATTTGCTTGTATGAAGTTTCATACAGAGATACAAGGCAGGGCTACTGCTATTGCCAAGTATTTCACCGATGATGTAGAGCCTACCATGGGGCTACGTCATTCAAATCTTAGTCAGTTTGCAGCCAAGGCTACGGTAGGTGGTGGTTGTTTCGTATGTGATAACCTGATTATTACAGGCGAGGTAGCTTTTAATACCAAGCATACGTCAGGTAATGTCCGTAGTATTAAGGTCATTATACATAATGGCTTGGTTAAATATCTGGATAACATGCCTACGGTCAACCAGTTGGTTACTAACTTGAAGGCTAAGTATGTCGACCAAGCAACCTTAGCTGAAACCTACCTGAGAGCAGCACGCACCAAGCTAATGCCTTGGTCGCACATCGGAGAGGTGGATAAGTATTGGGAACATCCTACCCATGATGTCTTTGCTAGGAATACAGATGGATGGAGATTATACAACGCCTTTAATACGGTGGCTAAGAAGTATAATCCTACCCGTCAGTTCGATGTCATTGGTAAACTGCATAGTGTTATCCTACCAGCAAATGAAATCGCCCAGCGAGAGGAGGAAGTATGCTTCTAACACCCGAAGAAAGACGTAAGGGTATAGGAGGTAGTGACGTGGGTGCAATCATGGGAGCCAATCCCTATTGCAGTATAATAAAATTATACAAGGAGAAGAAGGGGGAGATTCCCCCTCCTACTCTTAATCACGCTATGGAATGGGGTAATATACTAGAGGATGTTATTGCTAAGAAATATGCAAGCGATAACAACCTCTACTTTGACCCTGATGCCATACCCTTGAACGATGAAACTGATTATGTACCCTGCCCAGATGATAACGATGGTGTGCTTTATAAGCCTAAGATTATACGTGGTGGAGATACCTTGATGGCTGATTTATCTGGTCAACAAACAGTACCATATGATTGGGCGTATGCACATCCTGATGGCTTCGTTCAGACAGGTGTACCAGATCACTATGAGGTGTCAGGCATAGAGATCAAGACCGTTAGCGAAGGTATGTACCGTAAGTACTGGGCTAACAATGAGATACCGCCTTGGCAATACTACCAAGTGGTTTGGTATTCTCTTGTTACAGGTATAGATCATTGGAAGTTAGTGGGGTTTGCGCCTCACCTAAGAGCATCTGCTGATCCTATACTGGTACATGATTTATATATGGATGCAGATACCAAGACTAAAGTATTATCTAAGGTCGGGTATTTCTGGTCATGCTTAGAGAATAATACCTTGCCACATATAGCGAAACCTAGTGAGGCTGACCTTAAGTTACTTTACCCTACTAATACAATGGACATGGTGCAGAGTAGTAGCACTATAGACGCTGCTGTTAAGCGTTTATATGATGTGCGTATGCAGAAAGCTCCATTGGAAACGGAGGAGGATACACTTAAGAATCTTATTAAGTCACACATGGGTAACGCAGGTAAGTTAATCAGTCAGGAGGGTGAGGAGTTAGCGTCCTTTAAATCTCCTACACCCAAGGTAAAGATTGATTACAAAAGTATTGTTGAATCACTTCACAAATGCTTTGATGATATGCCATCAGATGCTACTGATTGGGCTAGAAGTCAGCTAGATAAGTGCATCGCAGATAACACCAAGGCATTTACACAATCACGCAGGTTTTTATTGAAAGCTAAATACGAATAGGAGGTATATGAGTAACAACAATGGAGGCCCATCTATGGGCAATGAAGTGCCTGATGAAAAGAAGGGTACATTCCCTGTAGCGGTAGCGTTAGAGGTGAAGTGTTTACCCAAGTTCATCAATCACATGCAAGGTATAGTTGCAGAGGATGATGGCGGTACGCTCTTGCTTTTTTTCAACCGCAAGGACATACAGCTACGTGATGAAAAAGGAGTATTAACCGTAATAATAACATTAGACTAGGAGGCTCAATGCCTGAGAAATCTAACGAGAAGAAACTAGCAGAGCTATACAATACCTTTCAGTCAAAAGACTTCAGGGAAGATATAGCTAAGTGTATTAAAAGTAAGGGCGATAAGGGTATGGACTATATCCCTTGGCCTAACGTCATGGATAGGTTCTTTCGATCCTGTCCTAGTGCAACCTATGAGTTCCATACCTACAACTTGAAGTTGAATCAGGGTGGAATACAATGTGAAACTGAACGGCCTTACATGGGCGATAAGGAAACAGGTTTCTTTGTCAAGACAAGTATTACTTGCTTTGGTGTAACCCGTTCCATGACGTCACCCATATATGGCAGGACATTTACCTCTGTCAATCTCAAACCCAGTGCTAGGGATATACACAATGCACAGATGCGTTGTCTCTGTAAGAACGCAGCCATGTTTGGTTGTGGTATAGAGCTATGGACTAGGGAAGAGGAAGCACAGATGAAAGCAGAAGCAGAAACACCTGTAAGTACTGGTCTGGATGAAGAGGATATAGTCGAGGTAGCTAAAGAAGTCTTTGAGGCTAAAGAAGTTATCGACATATCTACAGCACCGCCAGAAGAAACACCCGAACCAAGATTCAACGAGGGTGTCAGTCCAGACCAAGTATGTGCTAAGTGCGGTGCAGTCATGGTAACTAAGAACGGTAGGTACGGTAGTTTCTGGGCTTGTCCTAACTACCCTGAATGTAAATTCACTCAACCTATAGTGTCAGCATAATTATTATTATTATAATAATAAGCCTTAGGAATTAATTATTATTATTATTATTAATTATAATGTGGATCGGGGCTATGCCCCTTTCCGCAAATAGGAGATACCATGACTGAAGTACCAGATAATATATTCTCCGCTACGTTTGCAGACAGAGATGTAGAGCGTGTCATCTTATCAGCTATGATGCGTGACCGTATGGAATCATCGTTCTTTCTGGATAGATTAATACAGCAGGATTTTTATTATAGATTACACAATGAAATCTATGCAGAGATACAGGATTCCTACAAACGTGGTGGTGATACAGACTACATAAGTATCAAGTCTCTCTTTACCAACCAGA